ATAGAGAGGCAAGTCGTTACCGCGAAGAGTAGAAAACTTTCCGCTCGATGGACGTATATCGACACCGAACCCGATCCCGATACGATCAATGATATGCGGCAAGAAGTTCTCGATGTACACGGTGATGTAGGCGTCGATGAATCGGAACACACCACCTATGGTGTTGATATCGAACAAGAAATCATGGATGCCCTCGCGGACGAAATTCGTTCGGAAATTGATTCCGAGTTTTTCCAATCCATCAAGGGCCTTATCGACCCAGATGACATTCAGGATATGAGACAGAATCTATGAGGAAAATTACTGATCAAGAAATAATGAACGTCCTTGAAACGTCCACCTCGTTAAGTGAGGGAATTAAAACCCTCGTTGAACTTGATGGAGACTATGGAGAAATTCTTCCGATACTACGAAGGGTCATTCCGAATGTTATCGCGGATGATATCGTTGGGGTTTCGCCATTTATGGGACCTATTGATCCCGATGATATTCAGGATATGAGACAGACTTTAAGAGACAGAATCTAGAAATTTCTTTGTCTCTGGTTTCCTATCCAACAGCACCGCCTGAGACGCAAGGGTGTTGGCGGCCTCGGCGATCAATTCTCGCGGCACAAGTTGACAATTACCACATTTACAATCGCCCATGTAGCGAAGAGTCGTGCGTTCCAGTAATTTCTCTATGAGGGTCATTTCATCATTCCTGTTTAATCCTCGATCACCGGAGGCGGCTCGGAATCAATCGTGTGTAGGGGAATTCCATCCAACACGGTGGACTTGCGACGACGAAAACGGCCACGCTTCACTGGAATACGACGGGTGCCATCCAAGGAGGGACCCAACTGGGTCGTCTCATGGAGGGATTGCCGCGCAAATGAGGTTTTGATCCCGTTGGCGTCCCCGGCGGTCTTCATATGACCGGTAAACGAGTGAGCCTCTATCAAATCGTCCCGAATGTCACGCTGCTTCTTCTCCGCCTCTATGAAGGTCAGGAAAGTGCGATTCGCAATCATCGTGTAGTAGTTGAAGGGCTCGTTCGACTTTTCGGGATCGAATTTCAACGCATTGTGGCAGACCGCCATAAACGCGGAGGCTTTCATATCTTCAATATATGAGTTTCCCGTCAGGTACACGAAACCATTACGACGGGCTACGAACACTCCAAATTCTGTTTCCGGACACCACACCCGGCCCCGATAAGGAACTGTGGGATAATTTGGGTAATGAGACTTATCTTCTCCAATCACACGGTTGGAATTTTTCCCACCATGAAAATCAATTTTTTCAACCACGTTGTGATGAGTCCTTGATGTAAAAATCCGGACAACATGAAATGGTTTTTTACCGTATCCGTTTGGTTCTTTGAGACGAGTGGAGGTACGATATCCCGCGAGAGTACACAGCACGATAAATGCATCCACGTGATCCTTACATACTTGACCGTAGTTCATGTATTTTCCGTATGCGCGCCAACCATCGGCATCAACCATGGTGTTGATGAGAATTTCCCTCTGAGTTTGGGACAAACTCAGAATAAAATCCAATGTGGGGACGCGATTTGGAGCAACGTTGATCAAACGATTTCCCATTTCTTTTGATAGAGTGAACCCGATTAGGGTATGTCCCAATTGAGAACGATACGTCTCACCGTGCTTAGATTTGAGAATTTCAAGACATGCACGAATCCGATTCGCTTTTTTACCTTCGTTTTGATGGACGATCACTCTGGTATAGTTACGATCTGTAGGACGATGATAATTTCCCTCGGTTATAGTCCAACCGACCAATTCAACGAACGCGTCATCGTATTCGGGTAATTGCGAATTTTCCACTGGTTGACTCATCATAACGAGTTTGTCTCGTTCACGAAGTAATTCAACCGGCTTGATTCCCTCGGTGGTCAAAAATTTATGACCGGGGGTCACCAAGGCGTCGAACCCACGGGAGGTCATATGGAACATGTTGCCGTCGAAATTTCCCCGATATACGGATTTTACCTTGGACCATGTAAGAATACCGTCCTTGGACGATAGAATCATATCGTCGGTGGAAAGATCATCCATTGTGGTCCACCCGCGCCGGGTCAAACACTCGGTCGTTTCATCAACGCAGTAATTTCTCCAGTTTGGAAGCTCGCCAAATTTGTACACGATTTGCTCGATCATATCGATCAATTTCGGAGTCAGGCACTCAGAAGGACTCCGTTTGGGGTACTTCTTCCGAATCGCCTTCGACTTGGTGATCTGCTCGATGAGGTCTGATTTCTTCGCGTAATGATTCTTGGGTTCCATGTGATTCCGTTCCACCCAAGGGGTTGTCCGAGGGTTTGGAAATCCGTACCATATGTAGAGATATCTATGTTCTAAATCAATCCTTTTTATATGTAAATAGTCGATCATGGCAGTTTCAAGAATTACAGACGCCCTTTCCTCGCGATTCGCCGCAAACCCCCAACAGGCGGGTTCTGTGATTGAGCAGTATGCGGCGCGGTTGGTGCCGTTCGATCTCCCCTTGTTGGCGAGAACCGCAAACGAAAAGAGTGCGATGTGGCCCATCATCAAGACCGGGGGGTTGGTTTTCCCGTTCACGCCGACCATCGGCGAAGGGGTGAGCGTCAAATATAATTCGATGGAGATGGTCCACTCGAATGAGGCGTACAACGTGTATCAGGCCACGGATAACGTGCAGATCACCTTGTCGAATTGCACGTGGGTCTGCGACACGTTCGCGAATGCCGTCTACACGCTCGCGGTGTTGCACTTTCTCCGGAGCTACTCGTTTATGGATTTCGGTAAGGCCCGCTCGGCTGGAGCCATCCGGGGTCGTCCCCCGAGTCCGATGTGGTTTTCCGCGTATGGGAATTATGCGTATAATCAGGTCCCCGTGCTGTATCAGCGGGCGGATTGGACTTTTCCGGAAGATCAGGATTATGTGGGGGTGCCCAACCCGGGAAGTCCGGAATGGAATTCCTGTTCGTTGGTTTCCGAGGGCTCGCCACGGGCGTTGGGATCGGCCACATGGTTGCCGATTAAATTTGTCGTGAGTTCGATCTCATTGATCGTGCAGCATTCTCCCCGGTATTGGATCAATTGGTCCCTCGACGACTACCGCTCGGGTGCGATGTTGGACAGGTCGTCGAATCGCTCTTTCCATGATGTGATGCCCCCGGGAGAGGCACTGACGGGATCGGGATCGCTGGCAAATTCTGGGGCTGCACCGCGCGCACCCGCCGTGAGTGTTCCAGCCATTCCTCTTGATATTCCCACCGTGCCTCTTACGGGATAATACATGACCATTCCTGTTTATTCCCCCAGTTATGATAATCACTCCTTGTACCGGTTCACCAAGTTTAACGGGCGGTTCATGGACCTTTATGTGCATCGTCGGATCGAGGCCCACCCCTTGGACACGGTCTCCGTGATCACTGAACAGAAATATCATCTTCGTCCGGATAATTTCGCATTCGACTATTATGGGGACGCCGATCTGTTCTGGGTGGTTCCCGTGCGAAACGGATATCAAGACCTGATATTCGAGTTTCGAAAGGGGCGGAGAATTTTCATCCCCTCACCCTCGTATATTGCGGAGTTGTTGCAGTGAGCGATGTCATCCGTCCTGCGAGAGATGTGATCCATAGGGCCAATCGGGAATTAGCAAGAACCCCGCCCGGATCGAAGGCAACCTTATCCCGGGCCATCCTATTCTTGGAACAAAATCTCGGATTACTCAATAGGACCACTGATCCGGGCGAACGTTCTTTGTTGGAAGCCGATATCGCCCAGAAAACAGATACCCTCCGTAGACTTATCGGAGATAAGAGTGTGGCGACCCCGCCACTCGGGGTGATTGACTCTGCGAATGCGATTCGTGAAATCGGGGAGAACATTCTCTCCGATTATATTAATGTCCAGTATCACGTCGCACTTTCGATGGTTCCCTTCAAGGAAGCCGCCATCGCGCAATCCGCCTTGATCAAAGATGGAGAGATCGGGGGAGTCAACCTCAATGACATGACCATTGACACCCGTAAGGACAAGTCTGTCACCCTAGCGAGCACCGGTGAGGTGTTTCGAAATCGACAGAATGCCACGTTGTTCTCGGACGGGGGAACCGACGTGACCGGTACGGGTGACATCGCGAACGTTTTGTTGGAATCCACTTTCCTCGCCGATCCCCGTAATTATTACAATATTTCTGAGATCGTGATGGAAAACACGATGGCCCCCTCGTTGACCAACTCTAGTATCTCTCAGATGCTAACCATGAAGATGAGAATCGCCGAACCTCATGGATTCAAACTGGTCGAGGATATCAAGCGGTTGGCGTTTGATCAGGGATACCGATTCGTGAATCACGCGCGGGCGATCTACCGTGTGGATTTGTGGTTTTCCGGTTACAAGATGTACGACAAGAACGATAGCTCGGTGGCGATTGGAACATGGGTGGAGAATATTCCCGTGTACAACGACTACAACAAGGCCGCGACCACGGTAACCCCGTTGAGTTATTACATGTATATAACGTCGCTTTCAGCGGAACTCACCGCCAATGGAACCATGTATGATGTGGATTTCGTCCCCATGGGTGGAGTTGCGTTCCGGCCCGAGGATACCGTGCTGGATGCGGCCTCGATGAAAACACAGAGTGGAAACCTCAACACTGGGGGCACCATTGGTGATTTCTTGGATTCCCTTGAAACGGTTCTTCCCAAGATGCGATTGGACTCCAGTAAAGACCTAATCGTGAGGGATTACAAATTCTACGCCCCCCAGTGGGTCCGAGATGCAAGTTTGGGTGCTGGGGCGGAATCCCGCCTGTCTACAAAAATTGGAAGTCTCAAGGGAGCGAACCCCTCAGCGGCAGCCGTGGTGAATTCCGCGCGCGGCTCATCGGTACTAGATTTGTTGAACGCTGCGTTTGCGGATTCCGCCGAACTGCGAGACCTATGGTTGGTGGATGATGATGCGAATAAGAATTTCTTGGTCCCGCGTACGCATATGAGCATCCGCTTCAATGCGAAGTATTACAACGCCTCGGGTGTCACTGCGCCCCCCGATGTCGGGGCGGGTGATCGTGATTTGAACGATTACAAGAAGATCACACTAGAGTATCTGATCGAACCCTATATCACGTATAAAGCATTCACGAGTGACGAACCCTCCAAGGTGAAGGAAGTCGCCCGTCCGGAAAATCAGCTACAACGGGTCAGGAATTTGATCAAGTATGGGATGCTCACACGCATCTACAACTATATTTGGACCGGTTTGAATACGGAGATTCTCGATCTCCCGTTGCAGTTCAAGAATTTCTACCTTGTCCCTTTGTGGAAAGGTGCGGAAAACGGACAGGCAACGCGTGGTAAACTCACGAATGCTCCTGCCTCGAACCCCTATGCGAACACGAGCAAGCTCATTGGAGACGCCGGGGTGGACCGTCTGATGAAACAGTTGTTCGGGGAGAAGAACAGAATTCAGGAAGCCTCGGCGATATTTGATGGTTCCAACCCGTACACGATTTTCAATATGGGCTCGATGAACACCGCCCCGGATGTTGATCCGATGATGAGTCAGTCGTCGGAGCGTAATAGGTTGATGAAATACCTGTACTACGAGAACGATCATTTCGAGAATGATATGCTCCGTCTGGAGGGGATGAACATCAAGGGCGATCCAATCTGGTTGATGTCTCCCTACGCAAGTGCCCGTATCAATCCTCTCACAGATAGTGCTGGTGTGTCTGGATCGGGTGCCGCCGACGTGAAAATTCAACCACAATCCTCCCGTGTAATATTTCTGAGAATGAATGTTCCCAATCAGGATGATTATATGGGTCCGAAATTCTTCGCCGATGGATTGAACAAGCATCCGCATATTATCGGGGGATTCTACGAAGTCCTAAAGGTGACCTCCACGTTCTCGGGGGGTAAGTTTCTCCAGAAAGTTGATGCGGTCAAGATTGCCAATTTGAATTTCGCGGAGGAACTGTTTCAATTCGGTCCCAACCGGGTCTATTTCAAGGCGGGTGATCCCTCCATGTTGGGTTCGCCCGATGAGGGGCGTCCCACCCCGGAGCAGACGAGTGGCATTCCAAATGGACCAACGAATTCCGCTGGGGTGGGAGGAGCACAGCTTAGTCGTCCCCTCACTACGGAAGACGTGAAGAAGGCCGATGAGTATTTTAATTCCCGTAATAGTGGTGATTACACAACCCTATCGAGCGAGCCCCTAACGAGAGAACAGAAGATTCTTGTCGCTCGTGCGTACTTTATGAACAAAGGACTTACCGAAGCCCAAGCCAATGGTGTCGTCGGTAATATGATTGGTGAGAGTCAAATGAAAACCAGTGCCAGAAATAAGGGTGATGCCCGAGATGGCACAGACAGTGTTGGTATTATGCAATGGAACCAAGATCGTCTTCGTGGTGGAAATGGATACGCCGGATTGTATCCGTTCGCGTCTAGTCATCCGGGTAAAAATGCCTATGATTTGTACACTCAGTTGGATTATGCGTGGCAGGAAAGAACTGGTCCCGAGCAACGTCCATGGGATGGCGCGTTGAAGGGCAAGGATCAATCCGCCGTAACGCAGGCGTTCATGCAATTAGTTGAACGTCCTAAAAGTAAGGAATTTTCAACGGATCGAGATGATGCAGCTAAGTTAACACAGGAAATTGGAAAGCAAGCGAAGAAGATAAGAACAGATAACAACCTACCAAGTGGACCCTAATGGCATACGAAGACGGTCTGTCCAAAAATATACGCGCGGCGGGTGGACCTCGAAATGTGGGCGGTGGTCTGGTAAGTGAAACGGGCCTTGCCCCGGGGTTGCTGATCGGAACAGTCATGGACGATCAGGACGAACAACGCGCCGGTCGTGTATGGGTGAGTATTCCGGGACATACCTCACGACGGGTGGATTCTCCGGCGACGAGTCCGACTTGGCGAGGCACGGTTCCCGACCGACGCACCGGACAACTTGAATTTGATCAAGAATTACGTCGGAATTGGATTCTGTGTCAGCCCGTGTCCTCGTTCATGGGCTCGGATGAGAGACGTGCGGATTACACCGTAGATGGGAGAAACTCCTACCGGGGTGATGTATCGAGTTATGGAAATTGGTCTCAGCCGAGAATCGGTGATCAGGTCGCGATCATGTTCTTGGGTGGGGATTCCAACGTCGCTTTTTATATGGGATGTTTGGCGAAACCCAACCAAGGCAGAATGATTCCGGGAAGTCCGGGTTATGCGGCGAAGAATATCATCGACGGAGTAGAAGAGAAAGACAAGACCACCCCGGCGGTTGCCATCGCGGGCTATGATAATGCGTTTGGATCAGCCGTGGTGACCGATCCCAAGACGGGTAAAGTGGTGGAGCGTGAGAACCGGACGAACAAGATTCCCGCCCATGCACAGGCTAGGACCGCGATTATCGGCGGACAAGCCCTCGATATCCATCGCGGCCCCGGAACGAGTTCGATGAAGCGCGAATCCCCAAGCTATGTCACGGGAACCAAGACGGCGGGTTGGAACTACGAGACCGAACGATACAACACCAATATGGATGGGGGACAGTTCGGAACTGACGTTTCCCGTTATCGGTATGTGAATTCCACCGGACATCAGTTCGTTATGGATGACCATCCCGACCATCAGATGATCCGACTCCGATCCAGTGGGGGGTCGCAGATTCTTCTCAACGACTCGGTGGATCACCCCTACGTGTATATCAGCACGTCCAAGGGAAATGTATGGATGGAATTCACCGACGAGGGAAAAATTCAGTTCTACTCCGAGCATAGTATGTCGTTCCACACGGGCAAGGATTTCAACTTCACCGCCGACGAGAATATCAATATGGAAGCAAAGGGGGATTTCAATTTCCTCGCCCGCAAAAATTTCCGTATGACCGTTGGAAAAGAGACCCACTGGGCGTTCGATGGGGATTTTAAGGCGCTCTACCAGAAGGACTCGGATGAGACCCGGTTGGGTCATTTCTATCAGAATATTGAGAAGGATCACCACGTCAAGATCGGGGTGAACCACGTAATTTCCGTGGGTGAGGATCAGTCCAACTCGGCGGGTGGCGCAATCATTAACACCGCCACGGGATCATTCTACGCGAAGGGATCGGGATTGATGTCGTTCGAATCCCCGACATTGTGGATCAATTCCGATGTCACGGCTGAGCCTATCGAGGTGAAGAAAGCGACGAAACCCAAATTTGGTGAGTTGACCAAGAAGTACGATGCCCCGGTGAAGGAAGAGATTTTACAGGGTAAGAACCCCCCGAAGGCTAAATTCCTTGCGCCGATTGTTCCCCAGCATCAACCATGGGCGGGCCGTGAAGGAGTTACCACGTCGGGGACCACGGGACGAGCAAGTCCGTTGGAGATTCCCGGAGTTCCGCCCCAAGCGGGTCCCACCGGGAACGGTGAATATGGCGCGACCAATTTGGTCATGAATACGACCGCCTCGGATAACCGTCGTTCGGGTGCGGCCCTTCCGTACGCGAACATTCCTGATGATACGGTTGGATGCGGTATGGATACGTGGACGGATACCGATCTATCCTACAACAACACTTCCCTGTTCAATGCGGGTGTGATTCTGGCTAATTTCTGGCCCGCGTCCCGGATTGAACCCGCGAAGGCGGCGATTTGGCGTGGAACCACAACGCCGTATCAAACCGAGAACGTCCAAGAACCCCCGGTGTTGGTGTGTGAGCGGTGGTTAAAGCCGGGCGAAATTGCACCCCCGTCTTCGTACAAGTGCACGGACGAGACCAAAGACTATATTCGTTCGCACGAGAAACTCTCTCAATTCCCCGAGGTTATCGATTTGACCACGGTGATCATCGGACGGGGACATCGAGTGGTTGTTGGAGAAACCATCGATGGCACGGTGGTGACGGACCAACTCTATCAGGAATGGGTCAATGGTGGGGCCACCATGACCATGACGTATCTCACCTCGGAAGAGGCTGATGCGTTGTTTGATGACGATCTCGTCGTATATGAGAATTATAT